TCGTGGTTAGTGTTCTTAGAACCTTGCACAAGATAGACGGATATTGTGCAAGCGATAGCGTATGTTCCGAAAGAACTTTGCACCAATATCGTCTTGTGGTCGTGTTCGGTCTTTATTCTTGATTGGTACTGCATTATTGTTATACTTTACAGGGTAAATAAACCCTTTATTTATTTTCTTTGTTATGCGTATGTGGATTCAAAACATATCCGATAGAAAACAATATGTAGAATGTTATCACAACTGATGACCCATAACTCCCTGTACGATAGATAAGTGAGAAATAGTTGAGGTTAACAGTCCAGAGTGGGTCATTAATTCTCCCAAAGATTTTAAGGAGGTTGATAAACCAGTATCACGTTTTCTACACCCAATAGCTATTCTTGTATATTGAGCGATTATTGATGAAGTAATACGTCTCGTCTTACCAATTCTGCTAAAATAGCTCATAATATTAACCAGAACAATATATATTTAGAATTCTTACTAAACAAACTATTTCTAGTTAAGTAGTACCGAACCTTGCACAAAAGATTTTTGCAAAGTCCGTAGGACTTGCGAAGCGTATGCAAAATATATCTTGTGCTAGTGTTCGTTTGTGTTGCTGATGCTACCATAATTAAAAGTTAGGTGTTAAAAACTTCTCTTGTTGTATCGTCTCTCTTAGGTCAAACTTCCAAGAGTTGACATAATCTTTATATGCGTTCAATATAGGTTCTAGGTACTCTATATCAGCTCACATATCCTCTTGTTTCTCCCAGTCTTCACTGAGTTGTGCTGTAGCATATCTCTTTAGTTCTGCGTCTGTAATCTTAGAACCAGCTGTCCTTAGTTCTTCTTCTCTGATATTCTTTTGTTTGATAGTATCTAGCTCGTATGATTTCTTGAGTTTCTTGTAATCTCTCTTGAGTTCACCATATTTTTTAGCTAGACTTATCAATAACAGAGAGAGTGGTCTTATCCCTCTGTTAGTGTCTTGGTTCATCTCTTGTATCTCTTTATCTATACTGGCTATTAGTGTTATCATAGGTTAGATTTTAGCAGGTAAAGTACCATCAGTTCGTTCTTGACTCTTTTCTATTTCTTCTTTAATAAAGTCTGGTAATGTATCAAATTTCTCCCAAGAGAAACCGTCATATAAACTCATCTCAAATGATGGGTTAATCTGGTCTGCTATTGTCATACCTTTCATAGGTGCTGTTATCCCATTTATAGTGTTGTATACATTACCCTCTGGTGTAGTAAACGACCCTACTGAGATAATACCAGCTTTACCAATAACAGTAGATATATCAAAATCAGCTAACTCTTCTTTGGTTGGTGTTCATATCCAAGAAGTAATGAATGGTTTAAGGATAGACTTATCGTGCATAGATAACGTCATTTTCTTATGAAGCGTCATAGGTTGTTCACCTTTCTCTTCTGAGAATACTCTCATCTCTTCTGGTAGTTCAAAAGATAATCTAATCTTTCTCTGCCATTTTTCTTCACCGTTAAAAACTGCCTTTTGTGTTCAAAGGTCTACAATAGAATAACATCTTGCTGGGTATGAACCATCAGCCAAGATTTCTCTTTCTCTTTTAGGTGTTGATTGTGTCTTGATACTCATCTTTATATATAATAAATAATAAAACTTAGTTAATGAACGAGTTAATCATATCATCCAGAAATTCTGGATATAGGTCTTCGTTCTCATTATTATTGTTGTTCATCCCCTTATCATTGAGTCGTGCTTCAAATTCGTTCTGTAATCAATGTTTATCTACATACTCAACCAATTCTTCCATCATACTCTTTACTTTCTCTTTGCTGTATAGCTTGTTAGGTTGTTTAGCAAATATGGTGCTTCCTGTTCAAAATGGTGGTAGTGCTTTCTTAATTTCTTCCATTTTCTCTTCTTGTTGGGACTGGATAGTCATTGTATGGGTTAGAGGATAAAGACTGCTTCTGATAAAACGAGCAAAACTCTTGTGATTTAGATTTCCTTCGCTCTGTGTAAACTTTCCATATCTTACTTCTGTTCTGATTGTGTAGTCAGACAGTAGATAAGGATTTCTCTAATTCTTTAATGATTAAAGCTATTTTTGTCATAATTTTGTTTTAGAATATAAATACTGCTTATGTTTACTATGTTCTTTTCAAAATTTTCATAATCGTGGCTTAGTAATTTCTCTACCCCTACTATATCAGTCTATACAATTCTCACTCTGCGTCATTCGTTCTAGATTTTCTATTCTATTGTCTGTCCTTATACCATTCTTGTGGTTTACTGTTTTCTTGTTTTCTGGGTTTGATATAAATGCTTCTGCCACCAAACGATGTACTAAAACTGTTTTTGGTATTCCATCATTACATAATGTAATACGGGAATATCAAGTGTGTGATATAGGTAGTTTCATAACTATCTCTCACTTAAATTTACATTTAAGACTTTTGATATTCCCCATATTACTCACCTTGTATCTTCATTCATATCAACGTACATCTTCCCAAATTTCCTTTCTCATTTTGTTTCCTGTTAGATATAAATCCTTTTAGACGGCGATGTATTAGCTTGTTGTTTATGGTGGTAAGTCTATCCACATATCTCCATCTGTGTATTGAAAGTATAATGATATTATTTGATTTTGCAAGGGGAATATAAAGATTTTTTATCATATCATTATTTACCCATATGTTCCAGTATATCTCTACATTTTCTTTTCCTTTCACTATTCTTTTTCATATATGTTACTAATATATCTTGTTGTGCTTTTGTTTGGTAATCCCATCGCTGAATTATGTATGCCTGTAATAAATCTATCTGTTCTTCTAGTTCGTATACTTTCCGTTTCTTTATGTTTCTACTTTGTAGGTGCATTTGTTCTGCTCTTCATTTTCCGTATTCCTTATCAATATACAGTCAGTGTTTATATTGCTCTCATTGATTAGCTCTTCAATTACACGTTGGACATTGGAGATTACATCAGTCTAATTCAAACTTACAAGAGTTTCACTTGGCTTGTGGTATGAAATGTCCTCAACACATAGTTGTCCAATGTCCATAATGGTTGCACGTGATACAATATCACATACCATTTTTGTCTACTTTCTTTATCTTGGCTCGTATCAATACCAACTCTAATAGCTTTTTCTTAAGAATTGTCTGTTTTGGCTTCGTTGTCATCTGTTGTTGGGTTATCATCTAAAATACTTATCATCCAAGCGTCTTGTATCTTTAACTGTCTGCGTACCTGTTTGAGTGTCATATCCTCTCGCTCAGTAGCTGTGTAGTAAAATCTATAATGTATCATCTGGTTTATAATAAAAATTATAAAATTTAATCATTTGTATTATTGGATATTTACAATCTGACCTTAGATTTTCCAAATATATATCTAATTCTGTCATTGTCATATTACTTAGTGATAGTTCTGTTTCTTTTCGTGTATTATATTTTTTAATTCAGCTCATCATTTACATAAAGTAATAAAACATCATTAGGTATTCGTCAGATATATTCTCATATCTTTACCTGTACCCACTCTTTACTATGTTGTAGTATTTCCATTTCAGAATTTGTTTCTAAATAAAAGTAGTTGTTGCTTAGCCTTCTCTTTTTGTTCGTCTGTCATTGGTATCACTTCTTTTTTTATCTCTATGGGTTTAGCTACCTCTCTACTATTTATCTTCGCTATTCATTTTTGATTAAACCAATTCAATATAGTATGATAGTGGCTCTTGTATTTCTCTCATTTGCTTCCTATATAATCGTTTAAGCGTTGTATTATATTCAAGACGTTCTTTGTACCATACCACTCTATAAGCGTATCGTATTCTACTCTTGTTAGTAGTACGAACTCTAAATACTTTATCTTAGGTTGTTCCTCTTTTTTAGCTTCCTTTTTCTCTTTTACGATAGATAATCTTTGATATAGTCGCTCTTTGAAATTTATTGTATCTTGTTTTCCTATTGTTCGTTCATCATATTCTTGTAGTACGTTCTTTGTTATTAGGTACTTACTAGCCATTAGTATCTACATAAAGGATAAAAATGTGTATTTGTGTGTATATTATATTTTTGTTGTATTATTATTCAAGAGTAAAAAATCTTTTATTTTCTCTTGCATTTGTGTTTTATTTGTTTATATTCAATCCCGATATATGTTGTGGTTGGCAACTTGACCTGCATATATTGCTAGTGAAACCGATAACCACCCGACGCATATGCGTATGTTGTTATGGTCTACCTTGATAGCTACAAGGAAACTATGCTACCCTTAATCATTTTGTATGTCATTGACTTATGTCGGTGCGTGTGTTTCTTGTTATTCAAAAAAAAGATATGCACATACAACTTGTTTAAGAGCTAGTTCTACCTCCTCCCTTCCCTCTGCATATGTGTATATTGTTATCGTCTTATCTATCTTTATTGTATATTGCATAGAAATATATATTAAATATAAAACACACACAAAGACTTTATTTTGGCTTGACTTTGAAAGGCAAATCACTATATTTAACAAGCCAACCAACATATGAAAATATGTTAAACACAACATAGAAAGCCCGTTTATTCGGGTTTTTTCTTTAATCCAAGAAAAACAAAAACAATATCACAAATATAAATATACTCATTTTCATAATCAGAGAATAAAGACTAGTCAATATTAGCACCTCATCAGATACATAGTAAAATATAAATAACAAGTCAAACTATTCAGAACATAGAGAATATCCAAGCTCAAATAATAACAAGTACCCGAATAACAAGTGCATAAAGTATACATCAAAGCATTTTATTATTTTTTAATAGATAAAATAGATTGTTTTATACATTTATTACATATTGTTTTTGTTGGTTTTTTTCATTTATATTGTTCTTTTCATACATCAATACATTTTCAACACCACATACATTTTGTTCTCCATCTGATAATTTTTTTCATTTTCAAAAAAAGGTAATAAGATAAAAAGTACTAAAATATACGAAAAAGAAGCATAGTAATAAGTATTGAAGCAATAAGAATAATAACTTCTATTGTGTTCATTTGTAGGGTAATAGAATAAAATTAGCAATTATCAACGATATTCTGTCTAAACTCTTGTAATACTGCAATAGCTATTTGGTCTATTGATGTTCATATAGTGTTTTTCTCTGTTTCTTTATACCTGTATATCTCATTATCTATACACAAGAGTACAAAATCTTTTGCGGTTGTTTCCATTTTCTTTATGGGTTAAGGTTAAAAAATTATATATTACATCTTTATGGTAAATTCTCATATTTTCTTTTTCCCAGTTTTTCTATATAGCTTAAAAATATTTAATCAAGTATCATATTTTTTTGTTTCTATTCTAAATAATCATTTTATACTATCTAAAAACCATTTATCAATTTTCTCTGTATATAATTTTACCATATCATATTTTACTACATTTTGTTTGTGTAGGTATAACACATTTCTAATAATTTCTATTTGCATTTTGCTTAATTTCTGTTTATTTCTTTTTGTATTATTTTCTATATCATACATTATATCATCTATTTTCATTTGTTTTATTTAATAATTAAAAATCGTATTGTAGGGTATATAATACTTCAACATAATCGACCGTACCAAAATGTATCTGGTAAAAATGTATGAAGTATCAAATAAATAACAACTGATATAAATATAACCAATAACCATTTTAAAAACATCATCTTATTTTTTATAATAAATAAAACCACAACTATTACATTGTTCTGCTGTGTGTTCTTTGTTTATTGTTCTATTCACACACAAACAAGTTGTTAGTTTATATATTTCTTTAACATAGCCACATTTAACACAAAAGCGTATACTCTTATTATTTGTTTGCTCTTTTAATATGTATGTGTGTGTTTCACACTCTTTTTCTTTTCGTGGGTTTATTATTCATAACGATACAAATAGATTTCTTATATGTTTGTTCATTCCCATAATGTAATATATAAAAAATTAAATAATTCTTATTGGTATTCCTGCCTCTTGTAGTTTTTCTTTTTTATCTATCATATATTGATTATCGTTTTGTATATCCTCTAATAAAGAGGTAATATTGATTTTATCAATAATGATATTAGCATTTTTTTGTACCGTTTCACATTCTATTGATTCTGTCATTTGGTTGGTTGGGTAAATAATAAAAGGGGTATATATAGCGAACAGCCATCAGGAATGGGTTTTTTGTTTTTTCTTTTGTGTTTCGTGGTCTATTTCTTGGCTTGTCTTGATACCATATGCACAATATAAACGATGTAAATACTTTGAGTGATACAAATGTGCACCTAGTCAAAATATAATCGTTTTGAGTGTATAAGATAACGATACAAAGCTAATTTATACAATTTGTAAATCTATCAAGTCTTGGATATCAAGCAAATCTAAATCAATAACCTGTAAAAGTTCTTTTTCTGTCATTTTTGTTTATGTAATAGGATAAAAAATACAAAATCTAAATTGTGGGACAGTATACGCTACCGTCAAGCATTTACTAATCTCAGTATTTTAACATTATCAATTGACTATAATTTCACATAATGAATAAATGTGGTTTAAGTGGTAATTGTAAGTCCATAAATACCTTTTCTATTTCCTTGTCATCAAGTCAATTAAGCCTCAGTTGTTGTAGATTACGCATTATTGATACTAACTGTTGTTTTAATTCAGAATTATTGATTTTTTTAATTAAAAGCGTAGTTTCCATAGGTAAAAAAAGAAAAAAAGAAAAAAATAAAAATTTATTTATTGAGTCGTTCTAAGCTAGTACATACTAAAAATTTCCGTACCTTTCATTTTGTTTTGAATATATGCAAGTCAAGTCGTACTGGTCAACACTCAATAAACTTTTTAGCTTCTTTCATTGTTTTGAATTTTTTCATAATTCAATGGGTTTAAAAAAATAAAAAGGTCATAAAGACGGTATACGCTACCGTCAAGCGTTTTTAGTCTAAGGCGTCAATTTCCTTTTCTAATTCTGTCAAAAATTCTCAATAATCTGTTGCATTATTATCACTAGCCAAAATACTTGCTAATGTTTCACTATTTAGACTTTTTAACTCATATCACATATTATCAGCAAGTCATAAGCTTTCTATCAAACTATTATCATTTTCAGCAAGGTACTCAATAGCACTAGCGTAATATATAATCTCTGTATTGGTTATATCTCCGTCATCATTAGCATTTGCAAATAAATCAATAATATCTTGTGTGTCATAACAAGCTAGTAAATCATCATCAGACACATAATTCAATAAAAAATCATTGAAATCATAGTTTTTTTCTAGTTTTTGGACAATTTCCTTTACTTGTAATAATTTTGAGTTTTTCATAATGTAATAAGAAAAAAAATAAAAAGATATTAAGATTTTCTAGTCAATACATACAATGCAAGGACTATAAAAACAAAAGATACTAACTGATAGAAGTGGTCTGGCTTGTAAACAATTACGAACAGTAAAGCAATACAAGCGATAATGATGAATAGCTTCATAATATAAAACGTAGTGGCTAAAAATAAGGAATAATAAGTGGCTTGCTATGGTACTAATAAGCACCTGAGAGCATAGCGACTAACCGCACCGCTTATAGTGTAGTACAAGCGGTGAAATAGTGGCTATCTTTCGTTCTCAATTCGTTCCTCAATGGCTTCTATAAAATAATATAGCTTTCTTGGTGGTAGGTCGCAATAATTCAATATAACATCTTTTAGTTCCTTTCTTCTTCTCTTTGCTACTTGTTTAGCAATTTGTTCCATAGACTTTCCGTTTAGTGTAATCATAGTGTAAATGTATAAGGGATAAAAATACAAAGTTTATAGGTACAATACCTATATAAGAGTATACCATATTGCTACGGTATACAATATATAGAGATTAGTCTACTTCATAGCCAAATATCTTATATGAACCAACGCTCTCATCGTCAATGGCGTTGTGTAAATATACATCATCGTGATAACGCTCTGCATACTTGTTGTTGTCCCTGATGACGTCTAGTGCTAATGATGCTTTGCGATAGCTTGAATAGTAGAGTTCCGAATGTTGTTCTACTCATTGAATAAAACAACGTATAACGTAAATGTGTTTCATAATATAAATTGATAAGATAATAAAACCTGATGACGTATTGAGTATACTCAAATAAATTGATATTGCAAGAGAAAATGATAAAAAAGTATAACAAAGTATAAGTATAGCAAGCACAAGCCAAAACTATCTACTGTACATATATGGTATAGTATGTATAATAATAGAAAAAGACCACAAACTAACATATACTATATAAGTAGCACAAAGACACAAAGAAAGTATTGTGCAAGGTATAAAATAAATATAAAAAAGATATATACAAATAGACAAACAAAACAAAACACAAAACAACGATACAAAACAATATACAAAATGTAGTAGTTATAAAAATAAAAAAGATTAGTTAAAAGTCATACTACCTACTCATATAATACATAATACTATAACATACTACACTATATTGCACCCAATACATACAAGCCAGTGTATCAACGTAGCACTCATACACGCGAACACGTGCCCCCAAAGCACGTTGTATGGCGCATAGCAACACAACACAAGGCACAAAGCACAAGCAAGGCACATAAAGCGTGCAATGGTGCAGACAAAGCCAAAGAAAACAAGACGGGTAGGGGGTATCCCGCCAGTTGGGTACGGGGTGTTTATGTGTACTCCTCTCTGCGGGGGCTTCAATGCCATAGACCACTTGGGACACTATATGGGGCATAGAGAATATTACAATAATCTCTTGACTTGGGACACTATATGGATATACTCCCAATATGAAATGTTGAGATGGGCAAGAGTATAAGGGTACTGGGCGTAAAGAGTTTAAGATTATGCCTAGAAGAACGTGACGAGAGATGTTAAATCTTTTGGAGATATTGATATGAAAGAAAAGAAAGACTATAAGGAACGAATTTAGTTTAAGAAAATGGGATGTCACGAAGTATGATGATGTGGTAAAATACATAAAGACAAAATACGAGAATAAATCTGTAGACGAAGAAGTAACTATGGATGAGTTGGTGGAGATGGAAAAACAAGAGATATGATTAGCATCAGAACAGATGTGACCCAAATTAACACCAGCACAGCAATTTATGGTGGATATTGAAAGAAAAGCGAATGAGAAATTAGCGATAAAGAAAGAGGTAGTAGAAACACCAACTATTATAAATGGTGTTTATGCGCCTAAAACAGATAAATATTGATTTTTTGAAGAGTAGTTTATACTTTGCACAATATTTTTAATTTCTTAATAAAAACAATGGATAAGATTAGGGTAATGTTGGGTGAGATAATGGCTCACTTAGAGGAGAGAGAGGTGGTACAGACAGGGGAGTTGATTGATATGTTTAAGTTAGTGGTTAAAGAGGTGAACGATTTAGATTACAAGACGAGAGAGGTGAATAAGACAAGGGTGTATCAATTAAGGGAAGAATATTTTGTTATGGCTGGAAATAAACCGTTTTCTGGATGGAGTGAGAGCGTATTGGAGTTAAAAGTAGCAGAATTAAAACAAAAGAATTTGACTAGTGATGCTTCACTTCGTAACAAAAAGATATAGATGGTGGAAGAATGAGAAGTTATAGAAGATAAGACCAAGAACACACATACTTGACCTAGAGACCTATATGACTGAGATGATGAGAGGGCTAAGAAACTTAAGCTGACTAAGGTGCAGTATGATTTTGTACAGAGTTATTTAGCTACAGGGAACGCTACACAGGCATTAAGAGACGCTAAATGATGAGATATTGGCGAGTACGGAGTCCAACAGGCAGCACAGATGAAGAACAACACGAGAATTAATCTATACATTCAGGATACCGCACTTGAATGCTCTCAAATTCAATTTGAACAGATAATCAAAAATCCCAAAGCACCTTTTAGTGTAAGAAATGACGCTATCAAAGACCGTCTCACGAGGGCTTGAGTCTGAGTACAGAAAGAGGAAGAGAAAGGGAATATGTTTGTTGGGAATATGACTATAACTATTGAGTAGTAGCTTTATTTATTAATAATGTATTATGGAAGAAAGATTATTAGTTAAGTTAGCTAATATGAGCAACTTATGAATAACTATGTATCAGATGTCCGATAGTGAATATACTGAGCTTAAGGCAAATATGTTATTTACTGGTTCTATTATAGATGAAAAGAAGGTAATAGAATGAAACTGATATGTTGGAAGGGTGTTTGACGTAGAGCTTTATCATAATAAGAAATAGTTATGGATAATATACAAGTATTATTTAATATATGAGATATTGTAGAACATAGCTTCAACGAGAAGAAGTTTAAGATTGTATGATACGAATATATACCACCAACACTAAGATACATATGTTTACAGTCAGATAGTACTGAATTTTCCTATATGAAAGAATGTGAACTTAAACATAATACAAAAAGGAATATATGATTTATACTTAATAAATAGATATGGAGTGATTTAATCTACAATTTAAGGCTTCTCCTAAGCAAGCATTAGCATTGAGCTATCTTATGGATAATGTGACCAGTGAATTGGGGTATGGTGGTGGTGCAGCCTGAGGGAAATCGTACCTTTGAGTGGTATGGCTATGGATGACGGCTCAGAAATATCCTTGAGTGAGGTTGTTTATAGGGCGTAGGGAACTTTCTAATGTTATAAAGACAACATTAAATACTTATTATAAGTTTTGACAAGATTATTCTATACCATTACCACTAATGGGTAGATTAGATAAAAAGTATAATATTATAAAGTTTCTTAATGGTTCAGAGATTATGCTATTAGATTGTGCGTTTCAGCCATCAGACCCATTATATAGTAGATTTGGGTCACTAGAACTTACACAGGGGTTTATAGATGAGTCTAATGAGGTAGAATTTTCTGCTATAAACATCTTACAGACAAGGATAGGTAGACAAAAGAACCAAGAATATTGACTTAAAGCTAAATTATTAGAAACATTTAATCCAGACCAATGACACGTTAAAGAAAGATACCGAGTACCGTTCAAAAACAAGACGCTACCACCACATAGGATGTTTATCCCAGCGTTAGTTGGTGATAATCCTAGAGTAGACCCAGCATATATTACACAATTAGAGAACTCTGATGAGATAACAAGACAAAGACTACTGTTTGGTAACTTTGATTGGGCTAGTGATGAGGGGAAGGTGTTTATGTTTGACGAAATCAGTGACCTATTTAGGAATAATATAGAGAAGAAGAGCGATATTACTTATATATCTTGTGATGTTGCTAGACTTGGTAACGATAAGGCTGTTATATGAGTATGGAAGGGTATGGAATGTATCAAGATAATCAGTTATGCTAGATGTACTATAGATGATTTAGGGAATAAGATTAAAGGATTAGAGGATAATTATGGGGTATCTAGGAGAAATATAGTTGTAGATAGTGACTGAGTTGGTGGGGGATTGGCTGATATACTTAGATGATGTACCCAATTCGTTAATAATGCCTCTCCTATAAAGTTTGAGCAAGAAAAAAAGTGATTTGTATTAAAAAACTTTGCTAATCTTAAGACCCAGTGCTATTTTAAGCTTAAAGAGTTCTTAGAGAGGAGAGATATAAGGGTATTTGCTGATTGAGAGATAAAAGACCACTTAAGCCAAGAATTAGAGAATATCTATATTAAGACTACTGATAAAGACTCTAAAATAGCTATAGAGGGTAAAGAAGAGCTAAGGAAAAGAATAAATAGGTCATCTGATTACGCTGATATGGTGATGATGAGGATGATATATATAGTAAGGGAGCTAGAACAGCATCAAGACACCTATACTGGCGTATCTGAGATAGATTTTGACTCAATATTGTACTAATATACACAGATAATATATAATCTCACAATAAGTAAATGGGTCAATAAGATATACCCATTTATTTTTTGTTTCATTTCCATATGTGAGATATAGTTATAATTTATCTTATATTACTATATATGTGGAATTTACCAGATACTGATTTACCAAGATTACAAGCACAGGTAGCAAAGGAGTATGCTGAGTGATTGAACTACGTTAGACCTAAAAGGATACAATATAGAGAGAGAGTACAGAAATGGAACAAGCAAAAGAAAGACCCAACCAAGTTAAATATAAATATGATAGCCAATCATATAGATACATTGGTTGCTTCATCATATACAGATGGGTTAACTGTTCAGTTTGCACCTAGAGATGGGTGGATTGGGCAAGAGAAAGCTGATAATCTAAACTTTATGGCAGAGTTTGATAATAATGAAGAAGATTATCAACAAATGTACTATCAAAAGGAACAAGATAGATACTTTTTTGGGGTGGCAATTAGATATAGGTGCTGATGGGACGATACGAGGAAACTCCCACTTTTTGCGGTAATTAATCCACTTTGTTGGATACCTGACCCTGTGCCATCTCAGACAGGTAGTTTTGATTGAAAGAACTACAGATTTATGGGGTTTGAATACACGACCACCATACAAGATATGATAGCGGAATGAAAATATACTAAAGAACAATTAGATAATATTGTTAAAAATTACTTTTCTGCTGAAAACAGACTTAATTGGAACGCATACGCACAAGCATATAACTATAATTATCCTACTACTGTAGAATGATTAAAACATAACTTCTCTGTTGATTTATATTACCATTTCACTTCATACGCACCAGAATGAACTTACGAAGGAAAGAAGTATAAGGTAACCTGTATGGCAGAGGGGTCATCTATTATAGATGTAGAAGAAATTAGACCAGTATTACAAGAAGAAAAGGAGAAACCATCATTGGTACATTTTCCTATTGTACTTAACTACTGGAAACCAAGAAGAAACGACCCATTTGGAGAGTCTGTTTGTGATAAGTTAGACGATTACCAAACAGCCAAATCTATCTTATTTAATCTTAATCTTATTAAGGCTAAAAAAGAGGCGTTAGGTGGAGACTTCATCTGGAACTCAAGATTGATTAAAAATAAACAAGATATACTTAAACCTACTACTTATGGAAGAAATATATTTGTAGATACTACTGAGTCACTAAATAATGTATGAGTTGAGATACCAAGAAGCCAAATTAAGGGAGACTCATTCAATATGATACAAGCGTTAGATAATGAAGCTAGACTTAATACCAATATCGATATGCAACAGATGGGTATTAATAGTAACTGAGATACTACTGCAACAGAAGCACAAATACTACAAGCAAATAATAATGTAATCTGATTACTTAATAATAAGATTAACTCAGTATGAGATAAACACTTCCGATTTGAACGATGGAGAAGTTATCAAGAGTTCTTTAGTCCTAAAGATAAAAAGAATTTAACAGTCAACTCTAACTTTGAATTTAAGTCACTAGCTATCACTAAAGATGATTTCCCAACCACACAGATACCATTTGTTGTTGTTGGTACTATAGGAGAGATAGACTGAAAGAAACAACAAGAAAGACAGTTCCGAGATAAATCACTATCATTACTATTACAAGACCCAAATACACCAGAAGTAAGTAAACTAATAGCTAAGAGGATGTGGATGAGATGTAATAGGAAAACACCAAACGAGATTAATGTACTTTGCCCATTATTACCAGCAGAAAAGAAAGCATATGAATATATGGGTATGGTTAATCTTAATGTTGTACCTAAATCTATATTCAGTAATCCACCTGAGATGTTCCAAACATTCTGGATATATATTCAAAAGGCAGAAGGTACTGTGGCTAAAGATACCGTATTGGAGTCATTATCACTCGCTATGAGCAAACTACCAGCTTGATGAATGCAAGCAGCTCCTACACCACAAAACTTCAATGAGACCGCCAATTCAACAAACAATATAGCTATGTCGCAAGCAATACAATGAACCAATAACAAAACACCAAGTAGGATGGACAATGTCCCACAATAATCTTTTTATTATTTAATCCTCGTAAATGAATACCAAAGAAATTATGTCATCATTACTAAGTACAGAAAAATGGGCTACCTTTCAAGAAGAACGACTACAAGAATGGTTAGATATGGAGAAAGAGATAGGAAAGATGTTTGTATGAAAAAAGAAGTTTAGTTTACAAGACCTATACAAATCACAAAGAGACTTTATTATAGAATTTACTAAGAAATTTAATATCGCTCTTGAGTGAGTAACAGGACAAGCAGAATTGAACGCAGAATTGGAGTCAGACCTACAAGAACATAGAAACGCTATTAATACTGATATGATGAATGATTTTGAGAACCCCATATCAGAACACGATTTGCTAAGAAAAAGAATGCAATATATCAAACACTTCTTAGAGATGCCAGTCAAAGCTATTGAGAAAGCTGAGAAAGAAGAGGCAGAACACGCAACACCGATGGGTGATGAAATCAATACTCCTGCTGAGGATACTACATTTATAGAATAGCCCTTCCTTCGGGTTATTACGTAAATCTATTGTTGTTCTCCGCCCCAGTATAAGGCATATTTTATACTCTTATTTACAACACAATGGATGAAAACCAATTTGCTGATGACAACAGCACGCAAAATGTCAATGATGACGGTGATGATGTAAACGTAACAACAGAGCCACAGAAACCATCTGGGTCAGCCGTTAAACTCCTTAAACAGAGAAACGATGCCAGAGCAAAACTACAGGAAATGGAAAAGACTCACGTTCCTATGGATGAGGTAGCCAAAATGAAAGAGCAAATGTCCAAACTAGAAGAAATGATAGTTGGCAAGCAACTCCAAGATGAAGTTACCAAAGAGAAGTCTAAATTCTTTGAAACAACACCTAAAGCCAAAGAATTTGAAACGGATATTGACAAGTTAATGTCAGAGAATGACTTAACTGCCGAGCAAGCCTTTAGGTTAGTCGCAGCAGAGAAAAATCCCAATTTGCTGTTAGATGAACAACAACTTAATAAACAATCAAGTAACGCTGGTTTGGGATGAGTGCCTAAAATTAATGACCACAAAGTTTTGACAGAGATGGATGCAGATGAAGCTAAGTCTATGACTGACGAAGAGTTCTTAAAACAATCTGAAGCACTTGCCACTAAACAAAGATTAGCTGATTGAAAATTAAGATAGAGGGATATTTTTATCACTTTATTTATACTACACAATGGCAAATAATCTTACCGCCTTCTCGCCTAAACGATAAACTTGGACGAGTAAAATCATCTTTAATTGACTTGGAAGCTGAAATTGCTAACAAGGCACAAGCAGTATTTACATTATAATCTAGTTAAAATGGCATTGATGTCTAAATTAACAGCTAGTTATATGGCAGGATTTATAGATGGAGAATGATATATATCATTGATACCATTTAAGAATAAATATTATCCGTGAAGACCATATTATACAGCTACTATAAAGATAGCTTCTACTAACAAAGAAATTATAGATTGGATAAAAGACAGTTTCGGCTGACGAGTATATGAAAGAACATATAAAAATAATCCAATCTGTAAAAATGCTTTTTGTTGGCAATATCAATCTCGTAATATAAAACCTATTCTTGAAAGTATATATCCATACTTAAAGATAAAGAGGAAACAGTGTGAATTAGTATTAGAAAAGGTCAAGATGCAAGAAAAATGTGCTTGATTACCATTCACACAGGAAAACGCAGATAGAACTATTGCTATATATAATGAGCTAAGAATTCTTAATAAAAGGGGCAATGTAAATATCGGCAGTGTGAACGACTAAATAGGATGACTTATACATTGATTTGTATAAGATGCGATAGTCTGAACTTATAGGAATAACAACTATAAGAGAGAAATCCGAAGAGTTTTCTCCCCCACATTCTCAGGGCGTAACATAATGGAATATCGGTCAATGAGAATACAAAGACTTCTTAAGAAATCATTGGTTTCAAGAGAAATCGCTAATATGGAAGAAAGAGCTACGCTCACTAATGGTTACAAAGTACACAGACCGTACCATTCAGACATCAAAGTAAACAGTTATACTAAAGGTACTGCTGTTACTCCACAAGACATTACTGCTACTGACGAATATCTTACAGTAGACCAGACTAAAGAAGCTACAGTATACGTAGACGCTATAGATGTTATCCAAAACAAATACGATACAGCTAACCAATTAACTGACCGTATTTCATATGCTCTTAAGAGAGATATTGATGGAGCATTCTTGGCTCAAGTTGCTAACGCTACTTACACTATGGACGATGCTGATATGGGTGGTTCAAGTGGAACTGCTATCACCGTTATAACTTCTAACATCGTTAAATTGTTCGCATTAGCTGAAGCTAAGATGAACCAAAATAACATAGAAGATACTAAACCACGATACGCTGTTGTTACTCCACTTGTAAAAGCTGTAGTTCAACAATCACTTATCTTCAACGGTTTCAAAAAAGCTGATGATGGTTTAGATGGAATGTTCTTAGGAAATGGATTTATGGGAAGATATATGAACTTCAATATCTATTCTTCTAATAATGTTCTTCACACTATCGTTCTTACATCAACTGCTGCACCTACTGCTACTAATACTGTAGTTGTTGCTGGTGTAACATTCACATTTGTATCTACTATCGGTTCTACTGCTGGTAATGTATTATTTACTGATGAAGCTACTTCATTAGATAATCTTGCACTTGCTCTTAATGCAGGTTCTGGTGCTGGTACAAACTATGTTGAGGTTTCTGCTGCTAACAGATTAACACTTAATCAAGCTGGTGTTGCTGCTACATCTGATTCTACTCACACAGTTACAATAACTTCACAATGACCTATAACAACATCTGAAACTCACGCTGCTGCAACATTTGGAACAGCTTACGCTCAATGTTTGTTTGGACAAATGAACTCTATTGATATGGTTATCCAACAGGATGTTATTGTTCAACAGAATAAAGTTGCTGATAAAACAGGTTACAACTACCTATGTTACGACTTATACGGAATTAAAATGTTCACTAGAGATGGTGCTAACAGAAATATGAAAGTTAAAGTTGTTGCTTAGTTATACTGATAGGGGGAGTCAGCCCTCTCCCTATCTTTCTTTTAATTTATAATTTATAGTAAAATGCCTAATAGAAATCCGTTTTATGTTGGTACTATCGGTATGAATGTTGTTAAAGCAACATCTACAGGAACCACAACAACCTGAGCAGTTACTGTTAATAATGAGGCTTTTGAAATAACAACTGACTCATTAACTTGTGCCGTAACTACTCTACATACTATGACAATAACCAATAGTTCTATAACTGCTACCAGTAAGGTATATGTTACACTTGCAAAGGGTACGGCTAGTACCTGAGTGGCTACTATTGCTACTGTCACTCCATCTGCTGGACAGGTTATTGTTGTTATACAAAATATAGCTGCTTCTGGAAGTTTCAATGGTACATTTGTATTGTCGTGATTTGTAGTAAACGCTAAAGGCACTTAATTTTATATTAATAAAAAGATTAATATGATAGCAATGTATAATTCGTGAGTGATGCAAGTAACTGGATTGGTTACTGCTGCTACATTACAGAGTCTAATGAATACTGCTGTAGCTGGTTCTTGAGATAAAGCTTTAGCTCAGAAATGTGATATGTTTATGTTAAGTTTTGAGTGAACTGCAAGGTTCACGCTTGACTGACAGACACCTACTGCTGCTATTGGTTTACAATGAGCTGCTACAACAAACGCAACAAAAGAGTATTTTCGACAAAGTTCAGTTGATAAAATAGTTATCATATGAGCTGTTAAGGTTAATATTCAATGTTGACGAAGTAACGGAAGTGGTTACTAATAACTTGAGGGAGAAATCCCTCATTTTACTATAAATTAAAGATATGGCTGGAAACATTTATTCAGAGGGTATAAATCAACGAACAGAGGGGTTTTGAAACGAGACCTTAATTCTGTCTACTCCTGATAATTTATTTATACGAACAACAACAGACGATTTAATCGTCACACAAGATTGAGACGCTTTAGTCTTTTATTAAAAATTAATGGTTAATACTAAAATATATGACCTACCAGAGTCAATATCATTAGATATCAATGCAGTAGTACCTGTAGTGGATTTTGTTGGATGACAACCAGTAAGTCGTAAAGTGAAAGCATCTGCTCTAGGTAATGGGTGAAGTATTCCCACAAAAGCCACTGGTGCTGAGATAACTACTGGTACTGATGATGCTAAGTTTGCTACACCTAAAGCATTAAAAGATGCTGGGGTTACTCCAATACTTACTAAAGCCACCTGAGCTGAAGTAAATACTGGAACAGATGATGCCAAATTTATTACTCCTAAGGCTCTAGAGGATAGTGATTATATTAAATCTGGAGTCTGCCTGCCATTAGCTTGAGGTACTATGACAGGTAAAGT